AACTTATCACACGTTATCGTGAGATGTCCAATCATCCAGAATTAGATATGGCAATCGATGAGATTGTCAACGAAGCAATTTCTCACGATGAAGCAGGTAAAGTTTGTGATATCGTAATGGATAATCTCAAGCAACCCGAATCAATCAAAAAGAAAATCAATGAAGAGTTCCAGAACATTCTAAAGATGTTGAACTTTTCCAATCTTGCAGATGACCTTTTCAAACGTTGGTATATTGATGGTAGATTATTTTACCATGTTGTTGTCAACGATAAGAATCCAAAAGAAGGTATTCAAGAATTAAGATATATTGATCCACGTAAGATTCGTAAAGTCCGTGAGATTAAAAAAGATCGTGACCCTAAGACTGGTGCACAGATCATCGTATCTACCGCAGAGTATTATGTCTACAATGATAAAGGACAGACTACTCAAACATTCACATCAAATGTAGGCCAAGGCATTCGTATTGCACCAGATTCAATCATCAACGTGAATTCTGGTTTGATGGATGCTAAGAATACATTTGTTATTTCATATCTACACAAAGCAATCAAACCACTTAATCAGTTAAGAATGATTGAGGATGCGATTGTTATCTATCGTATATCAAGAGCACCAGAACGCCGTATATTCTACATCGACGTAGGTAACTTACCACGTGGTAAAGCGGAACAATATCTGCGTGATGTTATGGTCAAGTATCGTAACAAGATGGTCTATGATGCAAACACAGGTGAACTGCGTGATGAACGTAAGCACATGTCGATGCTTGAAGATTTCTGGTTGCCACGCCGTGAAGGTGGTAAGGGTACTGAGATTACGACACTGCCAGCAGGTCAAAATCTTGGTGAACTAGAAGATGTCAAATACTTCCAAAAGAAACTATTACAGTGCTTGAATGTACCTTATTCACGCCTTGAAGAAAATGGTGGTGGTTTTGCTGGCATGGGTCGTTCACAAGAAGTTACACGTGATGAACTCAAGTTTGCTAAGTTTGTTACCAGACTTCGCAACAAATTTACCCAACTGTTTGATCATGCCCTGCGTACTCAATTGGTACTCAAAGGTATTTGTACATCGGAAGAGTGGGAAGATTTCAAAGAAGATATCTACTATGACTTCCAGAAAGACAATAACTTTACTGAACTTCGTGCAGCAGAATTGTTACAGAATAGATTACAAATGCTTCAGTTGATCGATCCATATATTGGTCGTTACTTCTCAAATCATTACATCAAGAATAAAGTATTGATGATGACTGATGAAGAGATAGAAAAGATGGATGAACAACTTGCAGAAGAAAAAGATTCATTACCAGATGATATGCAAGGTCCAGTAATGAATGCGCCTCAAGGTGGTGCGGATCCAAATGAGTTCCCACCAGAAGATAACACTACGGAAAATACCGAAGAAGAAGAGTCATTGACACCAGGTCTTGACAAAGAGGTAGACAAGTCTGTGGTGAGCATAAATACTAAACGCAAATAGGAGTCGTTATGGATATTCAAGACATAATTAATAACATTGCAGCAGGTGAAAACGTTGCTGCTAAAGAAGGATTAGAAAATGCTTTATCAGCGAAAGCGTTCGATGCGCTCCAGGGTTACAAGCAGGAAATCGCTGCAACTCTTTATGGTGGGCAAGAGCAAGAGTCCGAAGAAGTTACAGACGGTGAAGAAACCGACGAAGAAATAACCGAAGAATGAAATCTTTATTAGACTTTAAATCTATTACCGAAGAAGAGAAGAAAGACTATTCCAAGTTTGATGCTCTAGTTCGTGCAGGTTTAGCAAACAAAGCACAGATGCAGCGTATCCACAAGATACTTGATAAGATGGGCGATGACCGTCCAACATTTAATCCTGCTGATCGTGCTATTATGCAGAACTTGTTTAACAAAATGGTAGATTTAATTTCTAATAACAAACAGATTTATACTAAAGCAAGACAAGCGGTACGTGAAGAGTTGGAAGAAGGTACAAGAATGGATGCACCACTTGTACCAATACCACCAATTATTCTGGTAATTAAACGTAAAGCAGTAAGATTGTATCCAGATGGCACACGAATCGCTCTGTATTATAGTGACAAAATGAAACGTTATTTCAGTATACCTTTCGGTACACCTGAAGCAGACATATCTGGAGTGCAAGCGGAAAGTTTTATTGATGAATTAAGATCGTCTATTAATCTTACGGAAGATACTATGTTGCAGTTGAGTGATGGGACTGAAGTTGAAATGACTCCAGCAATGATAGAACGGATCGTAACCACATATGATAATTTGATTGAAAAAAATAAAGAACAATTTATAAATCTTTTAACAAGTTCAGAAGAAAGTTTCGACAAAGCATATGAGTTTTGTAGATCACATAATTAATTCTAAACTGGATGAAGCCCGTGAGGCCATCTTTGCACGTTTAGATGAACTTGTTTCTCAGAAATTAGAAGAAGCAAAACCATTTGTTGTCGATGCAATATTCGAAGAAGTTGAATGGGAAGATTTGGATGAAGCAGTAAAAAGGAATCCAAATATCCAGAAGATGGGTCGAGTATTAAAAGTTCGTCGCCGCATCCGTCGCAACAAAAAAGGTAGAATTATAGTACAACGTAATGTTCGTAAGTCGGGCATTAAAGGTTATAGATTGTCTGGTAGTACGGTACGTAAGATACCTGCAACAGTAAGAATAGCAAAAGCACGAAAGTTAAAACGTTCGTGGAAAACAACAAGAAGAGCAAAACTCAGACGCACATTGTTTAAAAGAAAGATGTCAATGCGCCGAAGAGCATCTATAGGACTAAAGTAAAATGGCATTCCAAATTTTTAATACATTAAGAGGTTCATCGATCATTACAGGTTGTGATGCTGGTACTGCCACTATTGCACTGACTGATCTAAGAGCAAACGCAACTACTGAAAATGTAACTGCTGCTGATATTAGACGCATCTCTTGGTCTACAAATGGTAACATTAGCATTACACGAAATGGTTTTCCTTTACTTGCTCTTCACAACGCAGGTGAAATGCGTTTCGATGATTTCGGTGCTGCTGTCAATAGTAATAATACTAGCAGTCTGGTAATTACAATCACAACAGGTGGTTCGTTTGTTATGGAAGTATCAAAAGTGGCTTCATATAATGTTGATCCATATACAGGGTATTCAATTCCATGAAACTAATTAAAGAACATGTAGAGGACGTAAAGTACCTCACCGAAACCACAGAAAGTGGTAAAAAGAACATGTACATCGAAGGTCGTTTTCTGGTTGGCGATGAAGTCAATCGTAACAATCGTATGTACAAAATGGACACACTCCGTCAAGAAGTTGCTCGATACACTAAAGAGTACATCGATTCCAATCGTGCGCTTGGTGAACTAGGACATCCCGATACACCTTCATTGAATCTGGAACGTGTATCACATAAGATTGTAAGTCTTGTAGAAGATGGTAATACTTTCCGTGGCAAAGCACTTGTATTGGAAACACCTTACGGCAATATTGTTAAGAACTTTATCGATTCTGGTGTTAATCTTGGCGTATCTAGTCGTGCTATGGGTTCTGTTGTAATGACCAAAGAAGGTTACAATCTGGTACAAGATGACCTGCGCCTCGCTACAGCAGCGGATATTGTGGCCGATCCATCAGCACCAGGTGCTTTCGTTCAAGGTATCATGGAAAACAAAGAGTGGTTGTTTGTCGAAGGTCGTTTTGTTGAAGTGGATATTGACAACACTAAGAGACAAATTCGTGCCGCATCTTCTCGTCAGATAGAAGAAGTTGCGCTCAAACTGTTTGAAAATTACCTATCTAAACTTTAAAATTTATAAATAAGAAATCATAAGGAGATATCCAATGGCAACAAATAAACTCTTCGAAGCAGCAGCAGAGATTCTTGCAGGAAGCAAGAGTTCAGCACCTGCTATGCCGATGCAAAAACCAGAAGGCGCTTCTGTCCAAGACTTAGGCGGTCCTACTAACAAAGATTCTAAACCAATGGATGATTCGAATAAAATCGATGCAACCAAAGGCGCTAAATCTGCAACACCTCCATCAACTAAACCTTCAGCAGCATCTTCAGATACTCAAAATCATCCAGCAGGTGGCAAGAAAACTATGCGTGAAGATGAAGAGCATGATGAAGAAGTTCTCGATGAAGATCAAGAGCAAGTTGAAGAAGCATGGAAAGCAATGAAGAAAAAGATGAAAGAAGATGTCGATGCTCTGTTTGGCGATGACGCTACTATTTCGGAAGACTTTAAAACAAAAGCATCAACAATTTTTGAAGCACGTGTCATTGACCGTGTTACACAGATCCAAGAAGAAATCGAATCTCAATATGCCGATATGCTTGAAGAAGCAGTCGAGACAATCAAAGCAGATTTGACAGAAAAGGTAGATGATTACCTGAATTATGTTGTAGAACAGTGGATGGAAGAAAACCAAATCGCTATCGAAAGCGGTCTGCGTTCAGAAATCACAGAAGATTTCATCGCTGGTCTCCGTAATCTGTTTGCAGAAAACTATATCAATGTTCCAGAAGATAAAGTTGACCTAGTAGAAGAGTTGGCCGCTAAAGTGGAAGAACTTGAAACTAAGTTGAATGAAGAAATTGAAACTAACATTGAATATAAAAAGGCTTTGACAGAAGCAATTAAAGAACAATTGACAGTAGAAGTATGTGAAGGTTTGACCGCAACTCAAGTTGAAAAAATCAAATCACTCGCAGAGAGTGTAGACTTTTCCACAGAGGAAGAGTTCAAAGAGAAACTTGAAACATTGCGTGAAAACTATTTCCCATCTGGCATTCAGAAGGCAAATGTATCACAACTTCAAGAGCAATTTGAAGATACGGAAGAGAAGAAAGTGATCCACGATCCATTTATCTCCGCAGTATCACAAGCGATTTCAAAAACAAAAATTTAAATAAACAAGGAGATACACATGTATTTGTCTGAAGAAAATCAAGCAAAATGGGACTCGGTAATTAATCACCCAGACCTACCTGCTATTAAAGATCCATACCGTAAAGCGGTAACTGCTGTTATTCTGGAAAACCAGTTGACAGAAATGCGTAAAGAAGCAGGCATTCTGCACGAAGCAGGTTCCCCAACTAACTTCGCTGGTACAGGTGGTTTCGGTGGTGGTGCTGCTGCTGCTGGCCCAGTTGCCGGTTTCGATCCAATCCTAATCAGTTTGGTTCGTCGTTCACTTCCTAACCTGATTGCTTATGACATCTGCGGCGTTCAGCCAATGACTGGTCCTACAGGTTTGATCTTTGCGATGCGTACTAAGTACGACTCACAAGGTGGTAACGAAGCATTCTACAACGAAGCAAACACAAACTTCTCAGGCGCTAACGGTGCTATTGCAACTGGTTCAATGACCATTTCTGCAAACGCAACAGACGTTCTGTTAGGTAACGCATCACCA